TCTTTTACTTTAGTGTCACCTAAGTTCAGGTAATCTCTAGAGTAAATTATGGAGTTATAGGTTTTTAGTTTTTCTAAGTTTTGTGTGCCGCTTGTATAGGTATCTGACCCAGAAAGAAAGTTACTAGGGATGTAATTAGATAGACTGCTCTGATTGTGCCAGATAAAAGTTGTAAGAGCATTAATGCCGTCAGCAATATCTAAAGAATTTCCTTTGTAGAGATTATCCACAAAATAATCGACTACAATTGATGATGGTTGATAAGAGTAAGTAGAACTGCCAGCTAAGAAGTAGAACCAGCCTATTCTATAAGTTAACTCATCAACACCAGATGCTCCACTAAAAATATCTTGTGCGTAATTCGTTTGAATTTTTGGTATTATATTATTTTGTAAAGCCGATCTAAATTCTACAGCTCCGTCAAAATCTTTAAAAGAATAGCCTAATGGATTCAGGATATGTCTATCAAATTCCTCTGATGAAATTTGTGTGAAATTATTCTGTTTAATAAAAAACGACAAAATACCGTCAAAAGTATCTAATGAATCAAAATCTTCGCCAGGATCTAGAGGTCTAATAGAATTAATATTATTAGCAATGTCTACATGAGATTTAATAATATCTAAAGTTGGATCTACAACTACACCTGAACTCTCCAAATCTGCTTGGATATATTGCTCAGGTAAAAAGAATTGAATTACATCTGAGAAGTTTCTGTTAAAAAACTTTCTTTTTTTTGTAGTAAATCTTTGTGATGTCATCAAACTCTCACTAGGTTAATGGTTAGATTATTTAACTGAATTATTTCATTGAAATCAATGAGGACAGTTTCTGGATAATTGTCTACCGAAGCGAATATTACTTCAGGTATTTGGAATACAACTCTAGCTAAATCAGCAGGTTCAAATGATTGACCAAAACTTCTGTTGTCAACATTAAAGTAAGATAGTATCGCGTCTCTAATTTTTAGTTTAATAATCTCAGAGTTCTCTCTAAGCTCCCTATCTATTCTAGCGGTCACCACTAAGTCTAAGGTTCTTATCAAACCATCAACTACAACTATCTCGTCTGTCAACATCTTTTTTGGTTCTATAGCATCTATTAGTTCTTTCTTAAAAGTTGGAGTTGCTTTTCTCATTTGCAAATCAGATGCTTTCTCTAATACGTAAACATCAATAATATTTGCAGAGGAATAAGCTCGTCTCGTGGCTGCAACAGATTTACCAATGGAGCCATACGAAGAAATAAAGCTATTCACAAAAGAATCAAAATCATGTAGAGTAACTACTCTATCCTGTCTTCGGAAGGATAACGGTCCATACTTCTTAGCGTGCTCTACTGTTTCTGCGTCAGAGCCTCCCGTCGCTTTACTAGAGTTCTCTAGTGTTCCATTGGATGTAGTTGATTGAGTTGTATTAGTTAGTTGTATAGGAGCATTGATGATTTCTTTATTAATGTTACCTCTTGTCCCTCCACCAACTCGATACGTTATGACATAGCTATCACCTGGGGCTGGGGATCTCCCGATTAGGTTATCGCCAAACACTACAGTGGCTTTAAAATCATCATCAGAGATAACTTGGAAGATTTTAGCGTCTCCGCCCGAGGCGAAGTATATGTTATCTACTCTGCTATAGACTCCACTGGTTTGGTTAGTGCCATTGATAAATACTTCAATGGACCCTTCTATGACTGGGCTGCTATCCAGGGCTACAGTTTTTATGCCTGTGAAGCTTCCAAAAGTCCCAGTTTTTCTAACCAAAGCACCTTCCAGTAATACTAAGTTATCATGAATAACCACAGACCCTGGATTATCATAATCAAAACCTACGCCCTCTGATTCAGTTAGAGTTATTGAGGCTTCAGCGTTTGGTAGATCAACTAAGCCATTAGTAACTTTATAGAGCGTGTATGTAAGTGGTGCTCCATCTTCTGGGGAAGCTATTTGGACAATTCTGTCTGCAAAATTTATTACTAAGACATCATCCGCTTGAGCATAAGGAGAATTCTCAAAGGAGATTGTCGCGTTAGCCGCTGCTGCTATTGGTCCCTTTAATCGAATCCCTATGAGTTCTAATAGTTTTTTAACATTATTTCTATTCTTTGCTGTCCTCAAATAGTTCTCATTAGCTAAGTAGTCTGCTTTCATAGAGGTCATAGCCCCGACATAAGCGACTAAATCTACGAGCATCATACCTAAATCAGATTCAACAAAATTGTTATAATCTAATGGGTAAACTGCTTTGATATAATCAATTAAATTTAGCCTAAGAGTAGTGAAGTCTGAGCCAGCAAAGTCTATGAGACTTTGCTTTCGTTCTTCTGGGTATCTTACGGCTTTTAGGAAATCTGAGCCGACTGTTCCATCAAAGTTCATAATACTACACTCACATCAAAGATAGAATCAATAGAGTCTCGAATCTTACATACTAAAGTAATTTTAATAGTAGGCACGCCGTTAGATGCAAACTCATCTAATCCTTCAACATCTAATCTTAAAATTTCTACAGTCGGTAAATAAGTGTTTACTGAGAAAAAAATTCTCTCTCTCATTTCAGAGATAAGGTCATCATCTAGAGGCAAGAATAGCAAAGATCTTAGAGGACACCCGTAATCAGGCAGCATTAACCTCTCTCCTGGCTCCGTCATTATCAACTGCCTAAGATTAGACTTTACGACGGCGGTATCTGCCATCTTTGAGAAGTAACCATTCAGTGTATTTTCAAAAGGAAATTTAAGACCAAGACGTTTACTATTTGATTTTCGTCTAATACCAGCTAAAATTTCATTAGATGGGATAGTTCCTCTGACAACTTCTTGTTCTCCTAGATTAAACATTTGATACCTCTAGTCAATATATATTCAAGATTTACTCAGTAATCTCTTTATACTTGTCGTAAAGTTTATTCCCAATAGTTGTCAGAGATTCAGCATTAAAGTGGACTCTAGTTCCGTCAGTGAAGCTTAATCCATCAACATCAACTAAATAAGCATTAAGTTCTGCTCTAGCTGCTGCTGTCTCTTGTTGTGTTTGAACGTCCGAAACATACGGGAATGACACAGACTCTAGCTCACTATGGACTTTTGTAAAGATTACAGGGATGTCCGGGGCGTCTGGTGTTCCGAGGCTTTCCTTAATATCTTGTTGGAGTCTGGGGTATAAGAGTTCGGTGAAGCACTGATCCCACTCCTGAGCCATGTCTCCAGGATTAGTGTAAGGCGTGCCCGGGAACGTTGAGTTGCCTGATTCAAATTCACCTTGCATCATCAAGATAGCCTTAACTGTAACCTTAGCGTAGGAAGGCCCTCTCAAAGCAGAGATAGCTGCTGAAGTATCAAGCTTCAGAGTGGAGTATAAATCATAACCTTGGAATCCTGGTAATGTGGTATTTCTAGTCCAAGAGAGTAGGTCAACTGGTGAAGGTAGTCCACTAAGCATTGATGTTCCTCCCTTAGTATTCTTGATGAGATATACATCGTCATTAAGGTCATCTGCCATTCTCTGCATAAATTGCATGACGGGATCATAATATCTATGGGAATAGAAGTTAAATCGGAATTGAGGATCAATCGGTTCAGGACTACCATAAAGCTCATACCTAGTTGTGTTATATCCACCATAGCTTTGGTTCGAGATATTTACTGGGTCTAAGTATTCCCAAGTTCCTGCGCTGGCTAAGAAGCTCTCAGGCATCCAGATCTTAGTTCTTGCTTGGGCTCTTCTGAATCTTTCAGGAACTCCTGGGTCTTCATAAGTTGCTGACACTCCGTCAATGTTGCTCTGGCCGATTGCGATAATGATATTATATTCATTATTTACGCCATCTAGGTTCTTGTATAATTTACTTTGAACTGAATAATTAAAACTTAATTCTTTTTGAGTTAGCGGTTTACTATAAAACTTTGTGCTACCTAAGAATCCTCGTAAACCACTGCGAACTCCTCCGTAATCTCCGCCCATGAAGTTACCAGTCTTAGACATTCCGTCTGTGTAACCTCCGCCTAGAATCCATGGAGTAAAGTAGCTGTTCAGCCTTGGGCCAGTTTTTAGAGATGCAGGAGCTAAATATCCAACAGTATCTTGGGAGTATTCAAAGCTATTTTGTTTTTTAAATGTTGGTAAATTAATTGGTTTTGTTGGAGAAGATCCAAAAACTTGTGATATAGAAGACGTAGATAAAAGCTCAGAATCTAAAAATAAACTAACGGTATCAGTCTTATAGTTGAAGGTAAGAGATAGCTGGCAGAAACCCTTTGAGCAATCTTCTAAAGTTTTACCTGAATCTGTCTGTGTAGTTAAAGGAACATACATGCCTAACCAACCTGAAGTGTTCAAACAGGTATTTTGGGCTTTTGCTTTTGCTATGAAAGCGACTGAAGAAGAGTCGTATCCGATTGTAGGTGCTAATATAAAGCCTCCATCCTCGCCTTTCTGTAGGCTGCCATCGTTAGTAGGTCCAGACTGACCTCTCCATCTAAGGTCTCGGGTGAAGCCCATGATTAGACCTTTAGTAAAATCAGATCCATCGGTATAACCAACATTAAGTATATCTTCCGAGGGAGATCTGGTTACTGAAGAAAGTGATCCAGTATTTTCGCAAGCAAGGATTAGTCTGTAAAGACTTGAGGTATCTAGACCATCGTCCCAGGAGGCATCAAAGGTTAAATACGGAGCATAGACCCAAGTATCAAAGGTTGCCCCTGATTTAGAGTATAGCCAGTCCTGGTATTCTTCAGTGTCTGGTAATTTTACATAACTACCTAGAGCTGAAGGGTAGATTCCATAGTTTCTAGTTATACCTTCTAAATATGCTGCCCCTAGTCCATACCCAAAGCCAAAAGAGGCTTGATCAGATTTACCGAAAACAAATTCAGCATTAGGTGCTACTAGTTGAGCATTATTGTAATCATCTGTGGTCTTACAGTTTAAAACATTAAAATCAAGAGAGCTCGGTATTGTTGTTTTACTATTTAAAAAGTTGTAAACTGATATTAAGTTATCAGTAGTCACTACATCACTTATGGCAAGTTCCAAGCTACTAGAGTCATTGGGATCTCTATCATCAATGATTATTCCACCAATGCCCACTTCAGGAACTATCAGGTGTTCGATCGTCTCGGTGGCGTCTGGGGACTTGCTAACTACAAATGTTGGCTTCAATGGTAAGACTACACCGGAAACATCCTCTTGATTCAAGATTAAGTTTTTTTGTGTATTCAAAGACAGAGAAATATTACAATCTTGTAGATAAGAGAAATCATTAATTGGAACTTTCCCAGGCGCGGGGCTTGTGCCTCTTCCAAAAATTGTAGGAGCTCTGAAAGCAATTTCTATTTGCTTTTTCCTTCTGTTTATTTTACTATTGTGATAAGCAACTTCACTTAATAAACTTTGTTTAAAATTTTCTATTATTGAAAGAGATGCTTCTGATTCTATCAGATTATCAATTTGTTTGTTTATATCTAATATTCTTTTTTCTTTTTGTCCGTCTAAAACTTGTAAAAAATGATCTCTATTGTAGTGCTCTTGTAGATCCTCAGAATCATCAATTATATTTTCATCAAAGACAGTATTTATCCACTTATTAAAAGTTTTTGAGTTTATTTGGTCACCTTTCCCTCCAACATTTGGAGGGAAGTTAAACTTCCACTTTTCTGCTTCCCCTATTGATGCACTAGTATCTGATATAAATAGTAAGACTGGCTCTAGCTCGTTGTCCGTTTGTGAATTATAATAGAGTCCGTCTGTAGTTAGGATATATCTACCATTAGTTGTCTCTGGTGGCCCATAAACTAGCCTGATGATTTCCTCTCCTGTATCATCCTCGTCAGTTGATTGCACTCTGAAACTTGTTCCTGAGACTAAGTTAGCAAATCTTGCATCTATTTCTGGTTCTGCATCTGGGTCTAGCTCTCTTCTGGCTATCTCAGTTCGTATAACCGATACAACATTACTTATTGCTGCTGCTTCAGCCACAATAGCACTTACTTGAGCGGAGTATCTACTGTAAGCCGCTGCAACTTGAGAGTCGTATTGTTCATTCGTAAGGTTAGCCGCAGCCTCATCTGCGCCCAATCCATTTTTGAAGCGTTGAATATTTTTAAACTTTTCTAGGCATTGCTTAATAGATTGAAGTCTCTGATATTGGGATTCAATGTTTCTGTAGAGGTTGCCTCCAACTTGGGCTGCTGCGTCAAGGCCATTTAATAAATCTAGGAATGCGTTAGTTTCTCTTACTTCTTCCTTAGCATCCGTATTTGCAAGCAAATCAGAACTATTAGACTCGAACTGTATTCGACCATCTTTAGTTACATAACTAACTACGCCACTACGGAAAGAAAAAGTGTTATAGATTGATGCTAGCGCAGAATCAGCCTTAGCCTCGGCTGACTCTCCCGACCCTAAAACTTGATTTAGAACAGATCTTGGTATCAACGCGACTGCTTCAGCAGTTAGCTGCTTCAAGCATGAAGGGAAGCCAAAACTTGTTTGTATTGAGTCTAGAAGATTACCGTCTCTTCCTACTACACTTGCAAATAAGTTTATATCAAAGTTTGCCATTATTCTCCGTAATCATTCTGAATTGCTGTTCGAGTTTCGGCTCCGTTTGGTGCCTGTAGGGGAGTAGGCGGTGCTAGATTAACTAAAGTTCCTCCTAGACTCGCGTCCGAAGGTGTTAAATCTAAAACCGAAGATCCGCCACCTGAAATTGTCGTAGCATTATTGCCTTTAATATATACGTTCTGTGCTTCAAGATTAAGAGTTTCTTCGGCTTTTATGTTAATATTACCACTCTCAATGTATACATTTTTATCTGAAGGTGTTTTTATAATTATATCTCCATTAGAATTAAGTTGAATTACTCCATCAGAACCTAATGACCTAATTAAGATATTACCAGTCTCTCCATCAGAAGTTATGTTAATATCTTTAAACTTTGATCTTAGATTAACATTACCAAAGGCAGCGGCACCACCAGAATTTATACCAGTTGATTCATTAGAAATAGTTAATTCAGTGCCTTCAGTTACTATCATTTCTATTCCTAATTCACTCAGATGCTGCATCATCCCCACAGTTCTGAGGATCATATGCCTTTCTCCCATGTCTGGGGAAATCGGTGAGATGTCTGACGTAAGATAAAACCCGTCTCTATACTCATTCTCTAAGCTAATTCTATTAACTAACGGACTTTCATCTAAACTAAGCTTCTTTCCTTTTGATCCAATCAACTCGGCTCTATTCACTTCTTTATTCTTCTCGGGCGCGTAAGCGTGCGAGAGGACTAGACGATTAGAATAAGCGTCTCTAATTACAACTTTTTGAGGTGATCCCGGATATAGATCATAAAGTTCTTTAGGGACAGGCCCTGACCGGGCTACGGCTGGGATTGAGTCTCCGTCTGATCTAGTGTCGATGTCGTGGACAACACTAATTAAGTAGTAGTTATCTCCTCCTACGTCATCGGTTTGTGCTATTAATACAGTCTGTCCAATGCTAGGTATAGCAAAAAATCCAGCTTTTTGTCCATCTATTGGATTATGTAAACCACCGAATGGGCTTGTGTAAATACAAGATCTAGGACCAGTAAATGATGTTGAGCTAACAATGAATCTACCAGCTTGGTAAATATCAGTATTACTAATGACACTTGCTGTTAATAATTTCATTTTTAGCCTCCTAACTTATCATCTTCATTTATATCTTTAGTCTGAAGTGAAAACAATACAAATCTACTAACAACTTTATTCTGGTCTATTGTGTGGTGATAACCTGTAATATAATAGCCTCCACTAATAGAGTCTAGTGGATTCCTAGTTTTTCTATCTCCAATAAATGGAGGTCTTTGAGAGAATAAGAAACAAGGACTTAATAAGAAACTAAAATTTGATATAGCAAAGAATGGTAAAGTTTCTATTTCAACTTGAAATAAGTGTTTATCTAATACATCTAATTGATCAGAGAAAAATGCTATAGGATCTGAAGCATAACCATCCTCCAGTCTCCGTATAAGACCATACGTCTGTAGTCTTGAATCAATAAAGGCTTTTGCCTCTTGTTTTAATAACTCTTCACTAAACCCTCTATCACTTTTCAATAATTCAAGTTTTCTTTCTATTGATATCTGTTTACTAAATAATTCTGATTTTATTGCATCTAATTGTTCACTGCTTGGTGCCGGTCTACCTAGGAAGGTAGATGTTATTATGAAATCAATGTAGGGGCTATATTCCCCGACCTCGTTCAAAAGAATATCTAGTCTTTCTTTATTCGTAGCTGATGCCAGTCTATAGATAAAAGTTCCTTTCTTTGTCTCTTTAAGTTTTTCATATACTTTATCGAGTGCTTTGTAAACCCCTTCTACTTCAAGAATATCAGCTACGTCTGGCGTTGGAGGTCCTTGACCATAAGCAATAAGGTCTTGGACTCCTTTATTTCTTATAACAGCATCTGTGTCTCGCTCTAGTTGAGACTCTAACTCTAAAGCAGGATCTTTTAATAAAGTTGTTTTAATAGAAGCATAAGCACTTAATACTGAATAAGCTTGGGACAGTAACAATAAGTAAGCTCTATTATCTGATATTTTCAAAGATAGAACATTACTATTTTGCATATTATGTTTAAATATTGGATAGTTATTATTTTTAATTACATTATTAAATTTTTGTTTTAAGTCCTCTTGACCTTCTAGTAATTTAATTAATGTCTTATCATTCAAATTTTGGCTATTGTATAAGTTAAAAACTGTCTCAAAGTTTTTTTGGTTTACTTTTTTTACTTGTTCTGAGGACTCGCTAAAATCAGATGTTAAATTTGTTTTATAGCTTAAACCGTAAAAATAATTAGATATTAATTCCTTTGGCCCAAAAATTACTAAAGGTTTACGTCTATCAAAAAAGCTTTTTCCAAATTGCTTAGTTAAAGCTTCGTCTGCTGCTGCTAAAACACTCAAGTCGGATTCTCTTATGTAAGAGTAACTATCAGTCCCTAATAGCTTATTGTATCCGTCCTGAAAGCTTTTTAATATTCTATCAATCTCAACTTTGCTTACTCCGCCCTCTATGTCTGTATTTAAAGAAAATCCTAAAGTTTTCAGACTTTCTAATGTGTAATTTAAATCGTCAGTGCTTATGATTTCTTGTAAAGTTCTAATTTGTTTAGAAGGCGATTTGATACCAGGAGTAAGATTGAAATTAAAAATTGATGCTATATTTTCTAAAATTTTATTAAATGCTCTAAATTTTTGTAATTGTAAAGAACCTGCTCTTGGTAACTCAGATAAATTTAAAATATTAGAAAATTCAGCTTCTAAAGTAATTGGAACAGTATTTTCTAATATAATACGCTGAATTAAAGGGTAAGGCTCTTTATAATTTATAATAAAAATATTATCTGTATCAAAAATTACTTGAAGAGCTTTATCAATAACATTTTCTATTGATGCAAGATAAAATGGTAAATTTTTGTTTCTATAGTCCCTTCTAGCTTTGATATTTGGGTTAGCTGCTGCATAAACGCTTATCGGAGCGAAATCCTCGCCGCCAGAACCTTTCTTATTAAATTTATCAAATACTGCAATATAACCTTCTCTAATTAAGGCAGGATTAGCAAAAGTGCTTATTGCATCAGTCGAAAAGTCTGATAAACTAAATCCAGCAGCAAACTCTAAAGTGATGCGTCTAGCTTCATCAAAATTATCAAAACTTTCCGCGCCTATGAGTCTATATCCTGAAAAAGACGACCAATAATTTAATTCGTCTCCAGAGCCAAAAGCTATGTAAAAAATTCTAGTTGGACCAATAATTGGGCTTAACTGTCTTAGACTATTTTTTTTCTCTAAAAGATTTGCTATGGCAGATCTTAAAATGTTTAGTTCAAAAAATTCAGAAGTTTCAAATGCTGTAATGGTTGCTCTTGGAGAAGAGTTTGCCATGCACTCAACATCTAATGAC